TAATCAATATGAAAATCAAGAATGGGAATGGATTTTTGATGAACGATTCCCACAACATGTATTACAGTTTGCAGAAAACCTAACGCACACTAAAGGACCACAGGCTGGCGAACCAATACAACTAGAGCCATTTCAAATTTTTCTAATTTGTGCGGTATATGGTTTTAGGTCTAAAAAAGACTTAACCGCTAGGATGGTAACGGATGTAATACTATTCATTCCTCGTAAGGCTGGCAAGTCCACATTAACTGCCGTAATAGCACTTTATGAATTAATTTGTGGCGAAGCGGGTGCCGAGGTTTTTACTTTGGCAACAAATCGAGAACAAGCAACTATCGTATTTGATGCCGCAAAAGGCTTTATTGAGAACATGCCCCAAGAATGGTCTAGCCAATTTATTGTTAGCAAATACGAAATTAAGAAATATGGCGATAGCCAGTCCATGTTTAAAGCCTTGTCCAGAGATACTAAAAAGACTGGTGATGGAAAAAATCCATCGTGCGTTATTGTGGATGAAGCCGCTCAGATTGTAGATAGAAATGCTATTGAAGTATTACATTCTGGTATGGTGGCACGAAAAAATCCTTTGCGTATATACATTACGACTGCCAGTTTTACTAAAGAGACTAAGTTTTTTGAAGATTTATCCATGTATCGGTCTATGCTAAATGGCGAGGCTACGGATAATTCTAGATGGTTTGGTTTACTTTATGGACCTGATTTACAAGACGATTGGCGAGACCCAATAACTTGGGAAAAGGTAAATCCAATGCACGGAATCTCGGTGTTTGAAAGCGCAGTCCGTGATCGTGCCGAAGAAGCCAAGCATAAGCCAGCCGCCTTAAATGAATTCCTTTGTAAGACATTAAATATTTTTGTATCGGCTAATAGTGCTTGGATAGATAGAAATAATTGGGATGATAATACTTGTATTATTACTGAGCCAAGAAAAGACCCAGAAGCAGTCTTTATTGGCTTTGACTTAGCCGCCATCCGAGATTTAAATGCAGTATGCACTTTAAAGCGATTTGATGAGTTTGATTACGAAGCCGAATGGCAATTCTTTATACCCGAGGCTGGTCTAGAACTAATACCAAAGCATTATTTAGATATTTTTGAGGTCGCCATAAAAAGCGGAATTCTAAAATTGACCGAGGGTAATGTAATGGATGATCGAGAAATTAGCGACTATATTAAGCGACAATGCGAGAAATATGACAATGTAAAAGAGGTCGGATACGATGCTTATAATGCCGCCAGTTTAGTAGCCAGATTGCACGATGCTGGAATACCTGTTAAAAAAGTAGGACAAGGTATGGCGGTATTAAATAACCCAAGTAAATTTGTAGAAAAACTTATCTTAAATAAGCAAATTAAGCATGATGGCAACCCCTTTGTAGGATGGCAGTTAGGAAACTGTGAGGTTTATACCGATGTCAATGGCAATATTAAAGTTCGTAAAAACGAAGCCGACAAATCCGCAAAGGTTGATGGCATAATTGCTTTAATTATTGCGATGCATTGTAGTTTGGATAATCCATTCGTATCAAATAGTTTTGGTTTTAGGAGTTTTTGATATAGAATCGGATAAAAATGCGAGGTCTATATGGGTGTTTTAGATATTTTTAGGTCAAAAAAAGTAAGCCAAAACGAATCAAACACCATGTTTGGTCAGACCCAACTTGGTAATAATGTCTTATACCAAGGCGATAATGGTCGAAATACAGTAGGTCAGCAATATCTTTATGTAACTACATCTAGTGTTACCAGTGCTGGTCGCACACTAGATATGACCACATTGTCGAGAAATTCGACAGTAATGGCTTGCGTAGGAGTAAAAGCACGCACATTAGCGCAATTACCTAAAAGTATTATGTATAAAACAGATTCTGGTGAATTTGTTGATGCATTAATGGATCCAAGAGTAAGTGCTAGAGAAAAAGCCAAAGCAAAACAAGTACTTAATCTACTTTATACACCTAATAATTTTCAAAGTTCTTACGAGTTTTGGTATCAATGGTCCATGTGGCTGGATTTATCTGGCGAAGTATTTACGCTTTTATGGCGCAAAAACCAAGAAGATTCCATGCAAACTCCGATTGAGATGTATAACTTAGATAGCACTTTAATTACGGTGCGTTTAACACCTACACGCTATCCATCTTATGTATTATCTACTCCATCTTACGGATTTAATAAAGACGAGCCATTATCTGCCCATCAAGTAATGCATGTTAGCGAAGCCGCTTGGCAAGGCTCGGCTGGTTTTAATAAAGGTATTTTGGCTACGGAATTAGTTGCATTAGACCAAGATATTGATTTATATGCCAATTATGTCATGCAGAATGGTGCTAAACCTAGCGGTTTGTTTAGGACTGAGCAAGTTATTCCAGATGCCAAATACAAAGAGATTGCCGCCCGTTTAAAAGAGGCTTGGTCAAGCATGACTGGTAGCAAAATTACGGATTTAAGTAAGCCCGGTCAAGGAATGCTATTAGATCAAGGTATGACTTTTGAAACGGTCAAAATGCTTACTTTGCAAGATGCGGATGCCGCTAAATTAAAAGAACAGACCATGAAGCGGATTTGTGGCTTATTTGGTGTGCCACCACAAATGATTAGCATTGGTGAGGGTAAATTTAATAATACTCAGACTATGCTGGATGAATTCCATAAGACTACTATGTATCCTATGGTTATTAACATTGAGCAAAAATTAAATTACCATCTATTTAAGGGCTATCCAAATCTTTGTGTTCGTTTTGATACCAAAGAGTTTTTAAAAGGTGCGCCACTTGACCAGATGAATTTTGTTACTGCTGGAGTAAATGGCGGTATTATTACACCCAATGAAGCCAGAGAATACCTTAATATGGCTAAATTGGATGGATATGACGATTTAGTAGCATCGGATAAACCACAAGACATGATACCGGGAACTAGCCCACAGGATACAGGCGGGGGCGGTGGCAATCAGGTAAGAAAAATGAATATTGGAACTACCTAATGAGTGTTTTGAAAAAATATTTGGATTTACTTACTTCCCAAATAAAGGGTAGTAGTGTTAAACTGCCAAAAAATCAGACACAATCCCCAAAAATACAAGATAATAATCAGGCGATTAACAATGGGGTGATTAATGAAGAATCTAACTCTAGTTTGCGAAGCACAAGTAAAACTCGGGCAAGACGCAAACGAAGCCCAAAATCCTAGCGGAAAAATTGAGGCACGAGCAACCACTTGGGGTGCCCGTGAGGGTGCTGATGGTCGGAAATTTAACTATCAGCCCGAAGGCTTTGCTGATTGGGCAAAAGAATTTGCCGAAATGGGCAAACCATTGCCAATGTTTTTAAATCATAATGATATGGGCATGCCTATTGGCGAATGGAACGAAATCAATTTTGACGATGAAGGTATGACTGCTAATGGTCGTTTATACTTAAATACAGTTGGCGGCTCTGATGTTTATTCCATTTTAAAAGAATCCCCCATGATGTTTGGCGGTGTATCTGTTGGTGCATACGCTGATGAAGCCCAAATGGTAGATGCAGAAGGTAATCCTATTGATGACGATACACCTATTGGTCAAGCATTTGATTCTTATTTTCAAATTACCAAAGGTGGACTAAAAGAAATTAGTGTTGTTATGTATCCCAACAATCCAGAAGCAAGCATTCAAAAATTAGAATGTTTTGATGCAGAAGGACATATCAATCCAAGAATTTTGGAAAAACTTTTGCGTGATGCAGGAGTAGACAAAAAAGATGCGACCACCGCATCTAGTATCTTCAAGCGAGTATTAGAACAGCGTGATGCTACTAAGAAAGTTGAAGTTGCCCCAAGTCAGAGTGATTCTGGTGCGGTGGTAGAGGAAGCCAGCGCTATTTTAAAAGCCCTAGAGGAAAGAGAATTAGTCAAGGCATTATCACAACGCATTAAATAAAAGGAACTATTATGAAAGAAGTTATTGAAAAACTAGACGCAATCGAAGCAACTAATGTTGCCAAGATTGAAGAAGTTAAAACTGCTATCGAATCACAAGTGGCAGAAAAACTTGAAAGCACCAAATCGGAACTTACTGAAAAAGTAGCCGCTTTGGAAGCCAAAATTAGCGAAATGGGCGCTACTCCTGTAATCAAGACTTACAAGTCGATTCGTTCAGAAGTAAACCGTAGCGTTAAAGAGCAACTTCGTGATTTTTACCAAAAAGGCAACAATTTGGAAAAAGAATTGCGTATGTTTGAAGATGAAAGCCAATACGATGCGTATATGAAAGAAGCATCTGCATTGACTGGTTCTGGTGCTGGCGTTGGTGGTCGTACTGCCTATGATCCAGTATTTGTTTCGTTGCGTTTAATGAATCCTATGCGTGGTGTATCTCGTCAAGTTGCAACCGATGGCGCAACTTATCAATTCCGCGCTAAGACTGGTAATGCTGGTGCGGCATGGGGTTATACCATTCAAAATAACGGTTCTTTGACAACTCAAGATACCAATATTTGGCAACTTACTTTGCAAGACCTTAATGTTCAATTCCCAATTCGTACTGCGGCTTTGGATGACATTGATGGTTTGGAAGCCAATGTTGTAAGCGATATGCTTGCTGAATTTAGCCAAGCAGAAGCCATTAACATGATTCAGAACAACGATCAAGGTGTGCCTACTCAATTAGGCGGTTCGAATGGTTTGCGTGGTCTTGACCAGTATCCCGGTGCAAATTCTGCATATGCTGGCGGTACTACATCGACTGCGGCTTATGGTTCTAGCGGAACTGGATCATCTTCTGGCTTACATAGCATTGCAACTTATGACCAAATTACCACCAACGGTAATGCGGCGGCAGTTAATGTAACCTTTGAAGATGCAATTAACTTTATCTATGCGTTGCCACAGCAGTATTGGACACCAACTGCAAAGATTATTGTTAATCCTTTCATGCTTGCCGCAATCCGTGGCTTGACTGATAGCCAAGGCACTCCAATTTTCGAGCGTATGGCTCCATTGGAAACCGAAGGTATTGTAGGTCGTTTGCTAGGCTTTGATGTCGTTGTCAATAAGTATCTTGACAATCCATCTTTGGCTAGTTCTGGTGCTGGTACTGACTCACTCTATCCAATGTATTTTGGTGATTGGGCTCGTTGCCATACCATTGTTGATCGTCTTAACATGGTAATGCGTAGATATGACCAAACCTTGCCCGGATTTATCACTTTCTATGGCGAGAAGCGTCTTTGCACCTCGGTAGTAGATCCATTTGCTATGGTTCGCTATCGTTCTACCGCAACTGCTGATCTGTAATAAGGATGGGGGCGAAAGCCCCCGCCTTTTAATTTATTGGAATATATATGAGCCTAATTCTTGAAACCCTTAAAAAAGCGCTAGTTGATGGCGAAGCAAATGTAAATCTAAAAGAGGCATCTGCCCTAACTGGTTCGGGTCTAGATGCGGGCGGTCGAGTTATTTATGATGATGCGTTTGCACCATTACGCAGAGCAAATCCTTTGCGTTTAGTATCCAGACAGATTGTAACTACTGGATCAGCAGAAGCATTTGTAGTTAAAACTGGTAATTCTCAAGATTCTACGAATCCTTGGGGCTATGGCATTAATACCAACGAAGGCACACCTAATCAACAAACCGCATTTTGGCAACTGCCTGTGCGTGTTGTAAACGCAGTATTGCCAGTGCGAACTGCAGTTTTATCCGATATTGATAATCTAGAGCCAGTATTAGAAATGGACTTGGCTTTGGAATTTGCGCAAGTCGAAGCGCAATCTATGATGTTTAATAATGACCAAACAGGCACAACGACTACCGCTTATGGTGGTACAAATGGCTTGCGTGGCTTAAATTCTTATCCCGGCTCTACAAGTGCGGCATCTTTTGGCACAAATGGTTCTGGGATGACGAATGGTTTGCATACTGTATTACAAGTAGCGCAAGGAGTTAATACCGCAGTAACGTATGATGATTTGGCTAACCTTATGGCGGCTATTCCATCACAATATCTATTCCAAGAATCTACCGCATGGGTAATGCATCCAACTACCATTGGTGTATTGCGTAGGCAAAAAGCATCTACTGGCGGTTCACCAATGTTTACGGAGGTGGGCGATGACGATGGCGGAAGTGTTGTCAATATTTTTGGTCATCGTGTTATTCCTAATCCATATATGGATGTAACTGGTGCTGGTAAATATCCTGTTTA